CAAATTATATACTCAAATCAGTATACAGGAGGTAATCTGTATAAACCACAAAATGGTGCAACTTCTGTTCCAAGTCTATTTGAGGATCTAAAATTTGTATGCTATAAAGCACAGTTTACATCATCATCCGGTACTTTATACATTAACAACCCAATCATTTCTATTGGATCCACAGATTTTAATGAACCAGATGCAAATATTTACAAATTACAATCTAATGCTATTAGATCGTTCCCAAGAAAACTAAACGTTGGTATCAATACAACTTATAACACTCTCTTCACTCCAGGATCTAAAGTTTTTGAGGGTGGTGCTAATGGTGCCAATGCTTTAATTGAAAAAACTGGTGGAAATATTGGTGGTGGAAATCTTGGAACTGACTACAATATTACAAATGCTGGAATTGGATATTCTAATGGAAACTTCAGTAACGTAAGTCTCTATACAATTACTGGAAATGGATCTGGGGCAACAGCATCTTCTCTTGGATTTGGATCTGGAATTTTAAATGCAGTTTCTATTGGAAATACTGGTAATGGTTATGCGGTTGGTGATGTTCTTGGAATTACAACAAGTGAAGTTGGTGGAAAGGGAACTGGTGCAAGAATTACAGTTGCTGTTGTACCAAACACAGATACATTGTATTTGACAAGTGTCAAGGGTCAAGAATTTACTGAAGGTGGAACACTATCTATCGAACAAGGTGATGGAACTTTAGTATCTTTGGCAGGAACAATTGTTAGAGGATCAAATGTAGTTCCTAGTGCAATTTATGAAGGAAACGTATTTGAGGTTTCTCATTATAATCATGGTATGCACGCTGACAATAACAAAGTTACAATTGGTGGAATAGAACCAAATACTCAAGTAACAACGTTAACGGCAGCAATTGTTTCCACAGATACTACAGTTTCTGTTGCAAATACATCACTGTTTGCAAACTTTGAGGGATCTGTGGTATCTGCATCTAATCCAGGATATCTAATTGTAAATAATGAAATTATTTCATACATTAATGTTGGATCTGGAACTTTAACAATTGGAGATAGGGGAGTAAATGACTCAACATCTCTAATACACTCTGTTGGTGACTCTGTACGTAAGTATGAACTAAATGGTGTTTCACTAACAAGAATTAATAGATCACATGATATGCCAACAACTTCTGGTCTTGCTTCCAGAAGAGATATTGATACATATCATCTACAATTTACTAGACCCGTTGGAAAAAATAGCGGTGATACATTATTAAATTTCGCTTCAGACGTAACCGCTGGAGGTGATAATATTAGAGCATCTCAAAATATCCAATTTGATACGATTATTCCATATGTTAATTCAGTAGTTCCCGATGGAACTTCTATTTCATCTACTTTAAGAACAGTTTCTGGAACAAGCGTAAGTGGATCAGAAGCATCATTTATTGATCAGGGATATGAGACTGTATCTTTAAATGAACCGAATGTTCTTTCCACACCAAGAATAGTTTGTTCCCGTGTCAACGAAACTGATAAACTAACTTCATTACCAAGAAACAAATCTCTAACTCTTGGAATAAGAATGAATACAAATGATAATAATATTTCACCAGTTATTGATTTATCAGAAGCAGCATCGTTTGTATTCATTAGAAATCGCTTAAACAATCCAGTTTCCAACTACTCTGCAGATTCAAGTGTTAATCAACTTTCTGGTGATCCACATAGTTCTGCATATATTTCGAAACAGGTAAATCTTGAGCAACCAGCAACATCATTAAAAGTTATCTTAACAGCATATCGCCATTCCTCAAGTGACTTTAGGGTACTATACAAATTAACTAGACCAGATTCTAGTGAAATTGAGCAATCTTATGAATTATTCCCTGGATACAATACAACTAAGAATGCTAATGGTAATTTGGTCACTGATACCTCCAAAAATGACGGTACACCTGATGTATATGTAAAACCAAGTGAGGACGGAGAATTCCTAGAATATCAATTTACTGCTGATAATTTGGAAGAATTTACTGGATTTACTATTAAAATTGTTATGAGTGGAACTAATGAAGCATATGCTCCTAAATTCCATGATCTTAGGGCAATTGCACTCGCATGATACCTATCGAAGGACATAACAACCTTTTTAGGGATGAAAATACGGGCGCTATTGTCAATTGTGATACTTATGAATATAATCAATACATTAGAATGAGATCAGAACGTCAAAAACAAAAAGATGAAATCAACGAACTTAAAAAAGATGTTCATGAAATCAAATCCCTACTTATGGAGTTAATCAATGTTCGATCCAAATGACATTTCTCTAGATTCTATCACCAAAATGTTTGAATTTGAGAAGCAAGCAAGATTAATTGATGATATTGATGATATTGAGCAACTGAGAACGATGCTTAAAGCCTCGTTTAAATTGTTTCTTAAACAACAGGAAGTTGTATCTAAGCTTGGATTTGAAGGAGTATAAATATATTTAAGATCCTGATTTTATATTGGTAATAAACTAATGCCAGACATAAAAGTAAGAGTTGGCCAACAAAATTCAATAAAAGTTGTCTCATCAATTGCTGGAGAAAGCTCTGGTACTCTTTCTGGTTTAAGTGATGTTAATACAGGTACTGGTGTAGTAAATGGTATGATTTTAGTATATAATTCTGCGACTGGAAAATGGGACTGCACTAGTGAACTAACACCAGGAAATGTACAGAATTTAGACATTAACGGAGGCTCGTTCTAATGGCAAGTATCATTAGAGTCAAAAGATCTACTGGTACTACCGCACCAGCGTCATTAAACTACGGTGAGGTTGCATATACAGTTGGTTCGGGTACACAAGCGAACTTAGGTCAAAGATTATTTATTGGTGATGCTAGCAATACACCACAATTAATTGGTGGCGAATATTATACTGACTTGATGAGTCATGCTCCCGGTTCTATTGCCGCAGCAGCGAACGCGGCAACTGCATCGAATGGATTTATTGCAATTCTCGATCAAAACCGTAAGGTTGACCAGTGGAACGTAGATAACTTAACTATAGATGGAAATACTTTTTCATCTACAAACACTGATGGAGATATTAATTTAGATCCAAATGGATCTGGTGAAATTGTAATTCCAGATGATACTTTCCTTACATTTGGTACTAGTAAGGACTCCAAAATTGAGTATGATGAAAATGGCACCGATCAGTTAAACATTACAGGTGCTGATGTAAGAATTAATATTACAACAGAATCTTTAGACAAAGATACTGGTGCTCTCATCGTTGAGGGTGGTGTTGGAATTGAGAAAAACCTGAATGTTGGCGGCAGTTTTTCATCAGCAGGTATTACAACTGTAAATCTTCCAGATAATACAGATAATGCATATTTGATACAAGAAGGCACTAATAAGTATGTTGAGATTGATACAACTGACAATTCGGAACTTTTAGCACTAGGTAATGATCTTGCTAGTGTCAATATTATTGTTGAGGATAATGCAGCGAACGCTTTCTTAGTTAAAGAAGGAACTTCTGAATATATTGCATTAGATACAACTAATGGTTCAGAATTAATTACCTTTAGTACTGCTAACATTGATTTTGATAATGATGTTAATATTGATGGTGGAGATCTAACTACAAATGTAACTGGAACATTTAATCTTCTCAACACTAACGCTACTACAGTTAACTTTGCTGGTGCTGCTACAACTCTTGTAATTGGTAATGCATCTGGTAACTTTAATGTAGACGCAACAGGTAACACCGATCTCGGTGGAGATCTTAATGTAGACGGTGATGATCTAACTACATCACAAACTACTTTTAACCTATTAAACACCACAGCAACTACAGTAAACGCATTTGGTGCCGCTACTGCTATTGATATTGGTGCTACTACTGGTATTACTACAGTTAATAATAATCTAGATGTAGATTTAGATCTGAATGTTGATGGTGGAGACATCACAACAAATCAGGCAACATTTAACTTACTCAATACAAATGCAACTACAGTAAATGCATTTGGTGCTGCTACCAATATTGATATTGGTGCTGCAACTGGTACGGTATCTATCAATAATGCAACTGTAGATCTTGATGGAGATCTGAATGTTGATGGTGGTGATATTACCACCAACTTAACTGGAACATTTAATCTCCTTGAGACTAATGCAACAACAATAAACTTTGCAGGTGCAGCAACCGACCTTAACATTGGTGCAGCAACTGGTAAAGTTACAGTTCGTTCGACAGATCAATCAACAAGCGTTGATACTGGAGCGTTGGAAGTTGATGGTGGTGTTGGTATTGCCAAGAATCTATATGTTGGTGGAGACATCAATCATACTGGAACATTTGGTAATATTGGTGGAGCAATTATTGATAATGTTGGAATTAGTTCTAACGTCATCTCAACCAGAGCGGGCGGTGGAAACGTTCTGTACATTGACCCATATCCCGATGGACTGAGCAACGAAGGTTTAGTTGTTGTTAAAGGTGACCTTCAGGTTGATGGTACAACAACTACTGTTAACTCAACATCAGTTACTGCAAACGAAGCGATCTTTAAACTTGGTGATGTAACTAGCGTAAGAACAGTTACTGCCGAAGTTGCAACAGGTGTTTCTACAATTACAGTCGATTCTATTGTTGGAATTAATACTGGAGATGTTATCAGTGGTGATGCTGCAATTCCTGGGGCAACTTCAGTTAGTTCTTATGATCCAGCAACAAAGATCATCACTTTAAGTGCTAATACTACTGCTGGTATTACAACAACCACCCAACTAACAGTTACTCACGCATACGATACCAATACTGATAGAGGTATTTCATTTAATTACAATACCAGTAGTGGTTCTGGTAATAACAAACTTGGATTCTTTGGTTATAACGATAGTGCTGGTGAAAACAGTTCTGCTCCAGAAAGAGCATGGACTTATATTCCAGATGCTACAAATAGTAACAGTGTAATGACTGGTACTAGGGGTAATCTTGATATTAAAGGTATATACTATCAAACTGGTGATTTCTTTACCCATGGTATTGTTTACTTTGATAGTAATGGTTTACAAACCTCAAGTGCTTCACCAAGTTCCAATACAATTACTTCAACGCAGATACTAACTGCTGTTACTGAAATTGTTTTGACTCTAGATAGCACACATAGTTTTACAGAAGGTGCTCAAATTACTCAGTTGAGTAATAGTTCCGCATATGGTATGGTTAAAACTACAACCACATCATCAAATACTGTTACTTTGATTGGTGTTCAGGGAACATTTGATACCACAAATGACCTTGTTGCAGACGGAACAACAACTGGTAGAAATCCAACACTTGTTTCTACTACATACACTGACAAACCAATTTGGACATCAACTCTTGACGGAGGAACTTTCTAAACCATGAATCGTGAAGTTGACATTAATGTGTTGGTGAATTTGTATAATCAAAAATTAGCAACACTAGCAAACCAAAACGTTTTATTAGAGGCAAAAGTACAAACACTTACTAATGATCTCAAAACTCTTGAGAGTGAAAAAGATTCTATATTGATGCGTTTGCTAGAGGAGCAAAACTCAAAAAAAGAAACTCCATCAACACCAAAACCAAGATCTAAAAAATCTGAGGATTACCAAAACGCAGAGGTTGGATAATGGCAAAACCATCAACACGCCAAGGACTTATTGACTATTGCTTAAGGCGTTTAGGTGCGCCCGTTTTAGAAATCAATATTGATGATGATCAAATTGATGATCTAGTAGATGATGCAATTCAATATTTTAATGAAAGGCACTTTGATGGTGTTGAGAGAATGTTCCTTAAATATGAACTGCAACAAGCAGACATTGATAGAGGAAAGGCAAGTGGAACAACGGGCGTTGGTATTGTAACCACTACGGCAACATCTGTTGATAGTGGTTCTGGAAACTTTACATCAAGTTTTTATGAGAATTCCAATTTTATCCAAGTTCCAGATTCTGTGATTGGAATTGAACGAGTATTTAAGTTTGATACTAGTAGCATTTCAGGTGGAATGTTTAGTATCAAATATCAACTATTTTTAAATGATTTATATTACTTTAATTCCGTAGAGTTATTGCAGTATGCAATGACAAAGAGTTATTTGGAAGATATTGATTTCTTATTAACAACGGATAAGCAAATTAGATTTAATAAGCGTCAAGATAGAATGTATCTTGATATTGATTGGAATGCACAAACTGCTGGCAATTTCTTAATCATTGATTGTTATAGAGCATTGGATCCAGCATCATTCACCCAAGTTTATAATGATAGTTTTGTTAAAAAATATTTAACTGCTTTAATGAAAAGGCAATGGGGACAAAACCTAATTAAGTTTAGAGGCGTTAAACTTCCTGGTGGAATTGAATTGAATGGTAGAGAAATTTATGAAGATGCTGAAAGAGAACTAGAGCAACTAAAACAAACTATGACTCTAGAGCATGAATTACCACCTCTCGATCTTATTGGATAATGGCATTAAATCCCTTTTTTCTTCAAGGTTCTAGTTCTGAACAGAGGTTAGTACAATCTCTGATCAATGAACAGTTAAGGATGTATGGTGTAGAAGTTACATACATCCCAAGAAAATTAATCAATGTAGATAATATATTTACTGAGGTAGAGTCATCTAAGTTTGATGATAATTACTCTATTGAAGCATATGTTAATACATATGAGGGATATGCTGGTGGTGGAGATATTCTAACAAAATTTGGAATGTCACTTAAAGATGAAGTAACTTTAACTATCTCAAAAGAAAGATTCGAAGATTTTATATCTCCCTTTCTAGCGGCAGAACCAGATAGTGAAGTTCCACTGTCAACTAGACCTAGAGAAGGAGATTTAATTTATTTTCCACTAGGTCAAAGGTTATTTGAAGTTAAGTTTGTAGAGCATGAAGATCCTTTTTATCAATTAGGGAAAAATTATGTTTATCAATTAAAGTGTGAACTCTTCGAATATGAAGATGAAGTTATTGATACGTCCATTTCTGATATTGATAGGCAGGTAGAGAAAGAAGGATATATTACCACACTAAGAATGATTGGTGTTGGTGTTACTGCAGAAGCATCTGCACTTATCAATACTGGTTATATTAGAGAAATATTCCTTAATAATGATGGATCTGGGTTTACTTCACCACCTTTAATTACTTTTGAGGATCCATTAGATAATACAGGAACAACGGCAACCGCAGTTGGTGTGCTAACAACAAAAGGTGGAATCACTTCTCTTAAAGAAATTTTAATAACCAATGCAGGCGCTGGATACACAACAATTCCAAATATTTTAATCCAAGGTGGCGGTGGAACAGGTGCAGCTGCAACTTGTTCGATTAATACTGCAATAGTTGGATTGGGTTCCACTGGAGTTACTGCAATTACAGTAGACTCTGGTGGAGCAGGTTACCCATTAGTACCTACTGTTACAATTGCTAGACCTGATCCAGGAGCAACGGCAACCGCAACAGTAGGTGCTAGTGGAACTATTACAGAATTTACTATAACGTCTGGTGGTCAAGCATATGTTGCAGCACCAACAGTAACAATATCTACACCTACAAGGTCTGGTGTTCTTGATTCGATAAGATCTGTGAACGCTGGTAGTGGATATCAAGTAAATGAAACTGTTAGATTGGTTCCAAACAATGTAAGCATGGGTGGAACAGAAGCAATAATCCGTATCGATTCTGTTAATGGAAGTGGTGGTGTAACCGGATTTACAACTGTCTATGGTGGTTATGAATTTGAAGTGAGTTCCAATCCGTCTAATGATTTCTATGAAGCAAGAGGTGGAAGTGGAAGTGATAACTTCCGATTAATGGTTGATTCAGTTCAAACAGTCACGGGAACAACCGCAACAGGAACAGCAGTTGTAAGTGCCGGTTCTACTATTAGTAGTATTACAATAACAAATCCTGGCAGTGGATATACCAAGTCTCCTCATGCAGATGCACCAACAGTTACGATATCCAATGAGAATCAATTCAAGAATCCAGGTGCTGTCCAAGCAACCGCTGTTGCAATTGTAAATAGTAGTGATCAAGTAAGTGCAATCAGAATTACAAATCCTGGATCAGGATACTTATCAAACCCAACTGTTACTATTTCCAATCCAACTACGATCGTTGGAATTGGCACTTATCAATTTAATGAGGTTATCACTGGATCAGATTCTGGAGCAACCGCAAGAGTCAAATCTTGGGATGATAGGTCAAATGTCCTCAAAATTTCTTACGTTAGTGGAACATTTAGAGAGAGTGAAAATGTAGTTGGTTCTGCATCATCTGCAACTTATTCAGTAAGTTCATATAGTGCTGATGATACATATGATAAATATACTGAAAACGATGAGATTGAGTCTGAGGCAGATAATATCTTAGATTTTACTGAATCAAATCCCTTTGGTGTATATTAATGTTAGGAACTTATTTTTATCACGAGATAGTTAGAAAAACAGTTGTTTCTTTCGGAACACTGTTTAATAACATCTATGTAAAACATAAAGATGGCAACAATGCAGACTTGAGTGAAATTAAAGTTCCACTTGCATATGGTCCTGCTCAAAAATTCTTGGCAAGAATTGAGCAACAGTCAGAATTAAACAAGGCAGTTACAATGTCGCTGCCAAGAATGTCATTTGAGATGAATAACATCTCATATGATCCATCAAGAAAAGTTTCTGTAACTCAAACTTTTAAAACAACAGACGATAATAATAGAATTAAAAAAGTATTCATGCCAGTTCCATATAATTTGGGATTTGAACTGAATATTATGACCAAACTAAATGATGATGCACTACAAATTATTGAGCAAATTTTACCATATTTCCAACCAGCATTTAATATCACTATCGAACTCATTGATTCCATTGGGGAAAAAAGAGATGTGCCAATTGTATTGGATAGTATAAGTTTTCAGGATGATTATGAGGGAGATTTCTCCACCAGAAGAGCATTAATTTATACATTACAATTTACTGCAAAAACGTATCTATTCGGTCCAATTGCAGATAGTACTGATGGAATTATCCGCAAGGTTCAGGTTGATTACTACACCGATACTGATACTTTAAGATCAAAGAGGGAAGTCAGATATACTGCCACACCAACTGCAAGAAAAGATTATGATGCAGGTGATCATGCTCTTCTAGCGGAAAACGTTGATCTTACGGAAACGATTCTCACAGTTAATGATACTTCTTCACTATCTGTTAACGATAGGGTCGTTGTTAATAGTGAGATTATGAAAATTACTAAAAAGACAAGTAATACTATTACTGTTAAGAGGGCATATGATTCTACAATTGCCGGTGAACATAGTGTTGGAACTAAAGTAAATCTACTGAACAGCGCAGATGATGCGTTGATTGTACCTGGCGATAGTTTTGGATTTGATGAAAGCACAGACTTTTTTGAGAGTGGTGCTGATTTTAGTCCCACTAGAAAATTAGATCTGTGATGTTATGGATGAAAAATTTAATTCTATAAGTAAAGCACTCAATACCGAAACGGAAATTGTTGAGGTCGAAAAAGAAGTTACTGAAATTAAACCAGTAGAAAAACCCCATGATCTAAAAAAAGATTATGAATATAGTCGTGCAAATCTATATTCATTAATAGAAAAAGGTCAAGAAGCAATCAACGGAATTATGGAGGTTGCTGGAGAAGGTGGTAGTGCCAGAGCATATGAAGTTGCCGGACAACTTATAAAAAGTGTTGCTGATACCACTGATAAACTGGTTGATCTGCAGAAAAAAATGAAAGATATTGAGGAAAACAGTGAAAGAACCACAACAAATAACAATGTTACAAATAATGCACTATTTGTAGGATCAACCGCAGAACTATCAAAACTATTAAAACAAGGTTTCATAAATAATAGTAACCCCAATTCCGGTAAGAATGAAAACGTGTAAGCAGGGTTATTATTACTGCTATCGTGACAAAAAGTGTAAAAAGATTCCAACTGGATATCGTGTTGGTTTGGGTGGATGGCTTCGTCGCGAAAATGATGAGGAAACAGAGGAGAAGAAAAAAAATGGAAATGGTGCAAATGGCAATGGAGATGGGAGCGGGGACTCTTCTGGGAGCACTAATGGCGGAGGAGTATCGGAAGCATGGAGTGCAAAATATAAACGATCAATTGATTGCAACAACCCAAAGGGGTTTTCTCAAAGAGCACACTGTCAAGGAAGA